ATTTGCGATCTTCGTCCTGTCAAGGATAGTGATTGAGTGCTCTTTACAGCGAAGAGTCTTCCATCCCTGCGATCCTAGATCCAGGTATACGGGCGTTCGATATTAGCTAACGCTGGCTTGTTTACTGTTGATGCGTTGACTTGAAGTCAGAGTTTGTTTTTTATGTGGGAGCCATGGACACGAACAGAAATCTGTCCGTTATAATAATCTGTGGATTCTAATACCTTGCGATTGAATTGTTCTCTTGCTTCGATGTAACTACATTCTGCTTTTGATTTACAATAATAAAGTATTTCTCTGGTAAAGTTTTCGGTGCCTAATGAGATAATGTCTGCGGATAGTTCCGCGCTTGAGCCATAATAGTCTCTCCAGTCGCTGTCGACCTTTGAGCGGATTTTCTTTTTCTTTTTAGCGCCGTTCTTTAATTTCACTGTTTTGGTAGTGGTTTTAGCGAACTTGGCTAATTTTTTGCCTATGTACTTTCGTCCAGATAGATTATTTGTAATTAGATATACAAATCCTATGCAATCCTCGGGCAATTCCTCGACTGGGGTGTCTTGAAAAAACCAAGTCATGTTAGATTTGTTGTGCCATGTGTAGTATAATTTATCTAGTTTACCATGATGTTGCATATTCCTGGTTTACCATGTTTTTCTTGCATTTAGTCTGACATTCTTGCCATTTAAACGATTGAAATTCATTAACCCAGAAAGAGTCTGCCAATGCCTGTTCTATTGTTATATTATTTAAATTAAATTTTGATCCGAGATCTTGCCATTCTTGGTTATGTGAATACCTATTTGCAACCCAACAACAGGGAAATAATCTGCCTTGTGCATCTATGTACAGGCCTTTGTTGCCAATTTCACATAGCGGTACGATTGTGTCTTTTAATTTTGTGTGTTCGTAGAGTTTGATATTAATTGGGTGAACGGGTGTTTGCCTAATAGTAAAATCAGTTACTTGGCGTTCGAATCGGTGGGAACTACTAATATATTTTTTGCTGGGTTGAAGAGGATCATTTTCACCATAACTGGGGTAAATTGCTCCAAACTTTGTACTCAGTGTAATTTGAAATCGATCCACACCCAACAACCGTGCATATTCTTTCATCGAGTCTAGATGATCTTCGTTAAATCGAAAAGCAATCGCAGCCCAAATAATCTGACATTCGCTTTGTGCCCGTAGTGTTTGTATACCTTGTATTATACTATCGTAGTCGCTGTTTATCCTATACAAATTATTGCTACGGTTATCAAAACCGTCCACACTAAAGTGTACACTGTCTTTAACTGTTAATATGTTTCCTAACTCGGCCCACCATGATTCTTTTTTATAACTGCCGTTGGTAACAATAACAATCTCTATATTTTTAATTGATTTTAAGTACTGAATAACGGCCAACAAGTCGTGTGCATATATGGGATCGCCGTCATCACCGCAGAATGTAATCTTTTCCACAGTAGAAAGAATAAATTCAGGGGTAAAATTTCTTTTAAAAAATTCTAAATCCAACTCAGTGTTTATTAAAGTATCAGGGACTTCTTGTCGTGCGCACCTAGGGCAGCGCAGTGTACACTTACTGCTAATTTCAATATGCCAGTGCCATGTTGCTAGCATAATGCTATATTCCTTTGCCACTGATTTGTAAAATTGGTACCGTGTTGATTAGTTGCACAAGTAGCTGTGCATACGGAGTTGGGCGTCAAACGCCAACTTCGAGAAATATCATCAAACTTATCTATGGTAAATTCTGAGTTATGTCCCAACCAGCAGCATGGGTATATTGTACCACGAGCAGACATGTATACACTTTGTTCTTTTAATACATAACAATCTATAGCCCCTGTGGCAATTGGCGGTTGTATCCAATCTTTTGGCGGCCGCAACCAGCCGATATTGCTACGCCGCTTGCTTACTTTGGCTCTAAACCAAGTAAATCCCATATCACGGGCCACCTGTTCTGCTGCATCAACTTGATGCTCATTGTGTTCGTAAACCAACATATCCCAATGAGCACGGCCACCCGCTTTAATAAAAGCGGCTGAATTATTCATTACCTTGCTCCAATTTACTTTTTTACGATAAATGTGATTGGTATCTGCTAGCCCGTCGATACTGAAAACCACATAGTCAGTGGGCTGATCGAATCGTTGACCTAATTCAGTCCACCAACTTGGGGATTGTATACCCCCGTTGGTATTCATGCCCAAGGTAATGTGGTTGTTAACTTGTCTGAAATAATCAACAATGCTTAATGTATTACTGCCCGCCGCGGGGTCGCCGTAATTGCCACACATAAACATTTTATCTAATCTGCTGATAAACTGTTCGCCTAAAATAGTGGCCATGTCCGCGACCGTTAGATTATGTTTCAGATCTTTGTTGAATAGTGGATCTGTTTCCCTTGCACACAACGGACACTCAGCTTGGCATACATCAGTGACCTCCAAATGCAATACTTTGGCAGTATTAAACAACTTCGACATCTGTATTATAATTGGTAAAACCGTTTTCTTTAACCACAGTAAGAATGTTGTTTACTCTACCTGCCAACTCATCTTTATGGGAGACTAGCCAAACGCTCTTCTGTCCCTCTCGACTCATTTTCTTAAGTATGGCCAGAGCATTTTCTACACCGCTACTGTCCATGCCGCTGTCTACCAACTCGTCGATAAACAACAAATTGATTTGACTGTATAGACTTTCCCACACATCGCGGAAGCTCCAGCTTAAACTTAGAATCAATCTATTGCGTTCACCGCGACTTAAATTATCAAAGTCTAACTCACGGCCTAATTCTTCAATACTAACCGATAGATCATTGTTGAATTTAACAGTATGCGGCAATCCAATTTTGTCCAAGTAATAGCCTAGTCGAGCATTTAAGTAGCTCAAATTTTGATCAATGATCTTTTTACGAATAAAACTATCTTTGTTGGTCAATAGCTTGAGTAAAAATTCTTGATGTTCTTTGACGCGAGTCAGCTGATTCATTGAATCGTAAGTAATTTCTTGAAGAGCCTGCTCTTGCATTTCTTTAATTTGTTCAGCATACGGATCTTCTTCGGCTTGCTTGCCGGCCAGTTGAGTCAGTACCGAAGCCATGCTGCTGCGATGTTCAAATGCATCGCTTTCTTTGTCATAAAATGTCACGGGCTTAATACCTAACGCACCAATTTGTGTGCCGGCAACCAGCAATTGATCCACAGCGAGGCAGTGAGTATTGAATGTTTCAGTAGTAGTGGTCAGCAAAGTGCGTTTATTATTCAACACAGATTCGTGTGTTTCATCGTGAAACGCTTGCCCGCAACTGTGACAAGTATGATTTTCTAAACTTTCAATCTCTGTTTCTAACTTACGGATCACTGCTATTTCTCGATCTCGATCTGTCTCGGCCCGTTTTTGTGCAGTCCGATTGTCGGTGATGTCTTTGTTGCGCTGAGTGTACTCATCCAGTTGTGTATGAGCATCCAGTTCAGATTCAATGTTTAACTGAGCCAGCTCATCATAAGCAGATTGTAAACCGGAAATATCTTCATCTTTTTTCTTTAACCAAAGGGTCTGTCTGCGCAGCAATGCGTCGATTTGATCTTGAATTCTTTTGTTGGCGTCACCTACTGCTTTAATACGAAATTCTTCTTGCTGAATAGCATCTTTTGTAGATTTGTTTTGTTCTTTTAGAGAGTCTGCTTTTTCACTGAGCATGGTAATACCCAATAATTGTTCAATGATGGTTCGTTGCTCGTTGGCTTTTAAACTAAGGAACGGCTCAGTGTAGGTGTTCAGCGCAACTATATGCCTAAACATATCGTGACTCATGCGTAGTAGTCGTTCGATCTCTTGTTGAGTCTCTCTGCTGTCACCTTGGCTATTGTCGTCTTTGCTTTCTAACTCTTGCTCGTCGATATAGAACTTGAGCACATTGGGCTTACGACCCCGTTCAATTCTGTAGGCCCGCCCATCACATTCAAAATCAATAGTGACCAGCATGTGTTTGATATTGGTCTTGTTGATCAAGTTATCTTTTTTAATATTTGTCAGTGCTTGGCCAAATAGCGCATAACTCAGTGCATTAATAATCGTAGTCTTGCCCGTGCCGTTTCGGGCACCGCTGTCGTCACCACCTAGGTCTAAGTTTTCGCCTAATACAAGCGTCAGATCTCGACGATCAAAGTCGATACCTTGTGTGGCATTGCCCACACTCATGAAGTTTTTAACTGATAGTGATTTTATTTTAAACATAAATGTTGAATAATTTCTCCGGTGGTTTTAAAATATTCCGTTTGTTTAAATAACATTTCGATTGAAAACTTTTTTTCTAAAATTCCATTTATGTAACTTTCTTGTAGCATACTTAATTTAGGAATAGGTTTGTTTTCCAATGCAATTACTTGATCAATAATAGTATCGCAGTAATATTTTAAATCTTTTTGAAATTGCTGATCATAAAATTCTTGCCACACTAAATCAAGTCCGTCGGTGTTCAACGATGTACCGCACCATTGAGATAGCTTAGTAAGTTTTTTCATAAACAATTGTTTATTGTAAAATTCATGATAATAAAAGTCAATCATATCGCAGTTTTTTGGAGACTTTAATTCGTTTAATTGTTTAGTTAATCCATTAACTTCGGGATCTTTAAATCCAAACTTGAAAAATTCTCTTAAAATAAATCTTGAACAATTTGGATTGCTAGGCGAAATCTGATTATCGGGGTATGCTGAATTAATAGAATCAATTAGATACGAAAAAAATTTATTATTTTTTAATTTAAAATAAGTGTTTATTTCTAATAGATCTTCTTCTATGCCGGAATTTCCTGCCCTATACAAACATCCTGCTGACAACAGTAACAAATCGTCATGATTGAATAATATTCTTACTAACTTACTCGAATGTGCAATTTTAAGTTCGAAATAATGTTTGGCTATAAAAACACGATGATTCCTGTATTGATCTGATTTTAAATGACTGGCGCCTAGGTGATTGAACGGTAAAAAATTGATGTCTTGTTTAGCAATAAACTTATTGCAAACAAACTCTAAAAAATTTCCGTGAGTTCCGGCCACAAAGTCAATTGATATCATACTTTTTTATTTTTTTCATCTCAACACTATATTGAGCTAAATCACATGATAATTTTGTAATTAAAAAACCACTGGGCACAACACTAACAAAATCTTTAATTCTGTCCCCAAATCTGTGGTCTGCCAATGTAATCATGCTGCCGCGAATCATGATATAGTACGAATTGCATCTTTCAGACATCATGCTTAATAATTCGTTTATTTGATTGATAGTTTTGTATTTTAAAAAAACAGTATGATCCAAAATTAAAACAGTCGGATCGCTAATATCAATTTTAGGAAAAGATATGTCATTAAAAATTTTATCAAATTTTGATTTATCTAGTTTAAAATTTTTGCAGGTATTAATATGTTCTATGCTTAAAATATGCTCCGTGGGAAAATGTTCACGGTAATACCAGCCCGTGGAATCAACTATTATTTTTGTGCCCATTACAGCAGAAACATCTAGTAGAGTCTGTTTTGGCATAGCCAACACGGGGTAAAGCCGTTTATAAAACTCATTCCTATTTTTATTATTTATTGTTGTTTGTTCCATAGGCCCAGGTAAGCGGTTGAACAAAATTAAAATACTTGCCTTGATCTTCATCAAAAAAACCTGATTTGATTATTGTATGGGCAGTAGCTACTGATTTAATTAAGTTAATTATATTTTCTCCTGATAATTTATTTTTATCAAATTCTATAGATGTATCATTGCCTAAAATATGATACCGATTAATTCCAATATAGAATGATGACGCTGAATTTAAGTCATCAATAAAGGATACTAGATCAGATAACCAAATTGGGTAATTAATAACAGCCACTATATTATTACTGTTGTTGTCTAAATTAAGTCGGCTGGCAAATTCGATATTCGAGCCCGAGTATTTTACAGTTGTATTTTTAAATAAGTCTAAAATTATATTATCTTGGTGACAATTTTTATCTTCAAGTTGAGTATATCTCCAAGACATTATAAATTCCTATAAATGTCCAGCAATAACTTATTATCATAGTGCTCGCTGGCAATAGCAGTAAGTTGATTGGTTACGATTTGATCCACTGATTCAAAAGTCACATTGCCTTGTATTGCGTATTCATTGAGGTCTGTATTCTTTTGTGGAATAAGGGTAATCTCTCGAAGTCTGTGCGACTGCATGAATGTTTCTTTGATAAAAGTTGCTTCTTCGTAACTGATATCTATATCAATATTTACCCTAACATGCATACCCGGTTTAAGGATATTGTCTGCATTATTAAGTATAGCACCCAATCCCAGTACTCTATAAGTAGGTTGATCAGGCCATGCGTGATACTCGGGCTCTTTGCCCCAGTCTAAAATCATCAAGCCACGCTCATCGTCTCCGGCATCTGCATAATTGTGGGGGAAACAATTGCCAATGTAGGTAATGTTTTTGTTATGCTGTCGTTTATGAAAGTGGCCCGTAAACACCTGTTCAAAGTTACCAAAGTGTTCCCGTTTGACTTCGCCGTGATCTGGCATTTGTACCATGGCATTCATATAGAAGTGTGGTAATTCAAAATGACCAAACATGTACTTGGCATTTAGTTTGGGAATACGCTTGTGATCATCACCTACCAACCACGGCGCAATCACAACATCACCACTGCTAAACCAATCATTACAAATATGCACATTTTTTAAATGTTTGGCCCATTCCACACTTTGGATATCTCTCTTGTCTCTGTAGTACAAATCGTGATTGCCGGGAATAAAGAACACCGTATCAAAATTGTCATTTATCATCTCTAAACATTTCAATGAGTAGTTCAGAGTGAGTATACTGATTGATGCTCGATTATTATGGTAATCGCCCAAAAAGAAACAAGTCTCACAGCCATTTTCTTTGGCTGTTTTGCAAAACCACGTGACAAATGCCAAGCAATCTTCGTTATGCACAGTACTATTAGATTTTAAACCGAGGTGTAAATCAGTACACACTGCGGCCTTCTTGAAGAGATTGCTCATTAAATCCTTTATCTACAATCCACTATAGGATCTCTTAATTTTACAATCTTGTGTCCCTTGAAGTCAAGTTTTGTGGTACAAACTTTTAAACCATATTTACTTATTCGTCGTAAGAGCTAGACCCGCCGCGACCAGAACTTTGTCCTTGACGAGTATAAC